GGAGTACGTCCATAGAGAATTATCAGACTACTTCACATTTGAAGTACCAGAAGCAAAATATTTAAAAAAGAATCCCAAATACAAACATTGGGATGGAACTATACGTCTATACTCACCATCTACTGGTGCGTTATATCATGGTCTAGTAGATCATCTGCAAACGTGGGCAGATGAAAAACAATATACTGTTTATTATGAAAGAAATGATTGGTACGGAGAAATTGAGGACACCAATAATTTTGTCTCTCTTCCTGCTGTCAAAGTATTCATGGATAAAATTTCTCAGATAAAACCTAGAGACTACCAATACAAAGCAGTCTACGAGGCATTAAAGTACAATCGTAAGTTACTTCTTTCTCCTACGGGATCTGGGAAATCTCTCATGATCTACTCCATAGTCAGATACTATGCTGCCACCTCCAAGAAGATACTTATAGTCGTCCCAACTACATCCCTCGTTGAGCAGATGGTCAATGATTTTGTTTCTTATGGGTGGAATGCTTCTGCTCATGTTCATAAAATTTATAGTGGTAAGGATAAGAATACTGATAAACCTATTATAATATCAACTTGGCAATCTATCTACAAATTTCCTAAAAGATATTTTGATGATATAGATTGTGTAATTGGTGATGAAGCACATCTCTTTAAGTCAAAATCATTGACAGGTATCATGACTAAGTTACACAATGCCAAGTATAGGTTTGGTTTTACTGGTACTCTTGATGGCAGTAAAACTCATAAATGGGTTCTGGAAGGATTGTTTGGATCCTATGAACAGGTTACCAAAACTGAGGAATTAATCAAGTCTGGTTATCTCTCTAAGTTTAGGATAAAAGTCCTACTTTGTAAACATGCTCCACAATATTTTGATACATATCACGACGAGATGGAATATCTCGTAGAGCATAAAGGTAGAAATAACCTCATTAAAAATCTAGTCAAAGACATAGAAGGTAACACCCTAGTACTATTTAACTACATTGAAAAACATGGCACACCTTTATACGAGTTAATAAATACTAATGTAGACGATGCACGGAAAGTATTTTTTGTGCACGGAGGAACTGACGTAGAAGACCGAGAGGAAGTTCGTCAAATTACAGAGACAGAATCAAATGCAGTCATTGTTGCCAGTTACGGCACCTTCTCAACTGGAATTAACATTAAGCGTCTTCACAACATCATATTTGCATCCCCGTCCAAGTCAAGAATTAGGAACCTACAATCAATTGGTAGAGTCCTTAGAAAAGGTGAAGGAAAAGACATAGCAACATTGTATGATATTGCTGATGATATTGGTGGTCAAAATTATACCTTGAAACATTTAAACGAAAGAGTTAACATCTATAATGATGAAAACTTTAAGTATGAGGTAATCAAAGTAAATCTTAGAGCAAACTAATATGAAAGATCAGGAATTTTTAGCAACATTAAAACTTGTATCAGGTGAAGAGGTCATCTCTATGGTATTATACCTTGAGGATGAGGACAAAGTTTTGTTATCAAATCCATTTTTAGTTGAACAATCTAAACAGAGACAAGGTAAACTAGAAGTTGTAGGGTTTGCTTTTAAGGAATGGGTCATGGCATCCTTTGATGACATGTACATAATTTCTAGAGACCACATCATTACTATTACTGAAGTAGAAGGTCCTATTGCAGATTTCTATAAAAAGAATTTGGATAAAATTGTGTCTAGTAAACAGTTACTACACAAACCAAATAAACTACCACGCAAGGCAGGGTATTTGGGATCAATTACTGAGACCAAGAATACTTTAGAGAATATCTATAAGAAAAGCTAGTAGCTACTATTCCCTTTAACCCTTGACAGAGTTAGTCTACTGGTAAAAATAACATTTGTCAAGTACCTTTACAAATTCCATTATATTTGCTACAATAAGTACATGATAATGGTACATCCATGGCATCCGTAATGGCAAAAAGAAAAAAGACTGAGTACTATGTAAACAACAAAGAATTCCTTGCTGCGATAACAGTTTATCGTCAGAGTGTTCATGCTGCAAAAGAATCTGGAGATCCTCGTCCTAGAGTAACAAATTATCTAGGGTCTTGTTTTTTAAAAATAGCAACACACCTGTCATATAAACCAAATTTTGTAAACTATATGTTTAGAGAGGATATGATTTGTGATGGTATAGAAAACTGTTTACAATACATAGATAATTTTGATCCAGAAAAATCAAAAAACCCTTTCGCATATTTTACACAAATTATATACTATGCTTTTTTGAGAAGAATACAAAAAGAAAAAAAGCAATTAGAAATCAAAGGAAAGATATTAGAACGGTCAGGATATGATGAAGTTATGCACACTGACAAATATGATGGTACAATGACAGGTATGAATGCATCACAATCCGAAATGGGTAGCATCAAAGAAAACATAGAAACCAAAATGAACCGCTAATGCCAAATGATTTATGGGATGACATGCGTCGTCTAAACGCATTATATGAAGAACTAATGTGGGATCACAATGATGTCCTTGAATTTATTATTGAAAATGGACGCATCGTTATTTTAAATAAAACACATGAAGACTATATCAAGAAAAATACATAGAGAGAATCGTTTTGAGAGAAGAATTGCTGTAGTCAGGTATCTTAGAAATAAGTATCCAGATAATAGAAGTGCTTGGCACATAACGGAGTATCAATATCTAGATATATGATTACAATAAAAGATAATTATCTAGAAGACGTTGATCATATTAGAAACCTAGCATTAGATTGCAACAGGTGGTCTTTCAATACAGATCCTAACTCAGGAGCAGGGTGGAGAGGAATTAGATCATGGAACTTTAGGCAATTGCTTTCTGTTGATCTTAAGTATCTTGATCTGATTAAATTGGAACAAGATATTTTTGATTATGTTTGGAAGGAGAGAAATTTAAGTGAGTGGACTTATCCAAAGTATGTTGTTGACTTTCTGGCAAATGGTGCTATGATAGAACCTGTGATAACATCATATTTTCATCAAAATCCTGCAAACACTGTTGATATGTTGTGGGATTTTTGGTCTGATAGATTTCATAGAGATTACTTTCCATGTGCTGGAGTTATATATTTAAACCCAAACCCACCAGCAAATACAGGAACCTCTATTTTAGATGGTCGCAATAATCAGTTCATTAATACAGAGAATGTGTATAATAGATTGATAGCATACGATGGATATCAAATTCATGGACTCTCTGGTTGTTTTGGAGATAGTATTGACACAAACAGATTGACCATAGTTTTCTTTATACACGAAAAACAGTTTCCACTACCATGAAGATAGCAATTATAACAGACCAACATTTGGATGGACGTAAGGGTTCTCTTCCGTTCTGGAATTACTGGCAAAAATTCTACGATGAAATATTTTTTCCAACTCTTGAAAAAGAAAATATCACAACGGTCTTTGATCTTGGTGATACTTTTGATAATAGAAAGTCTGTGGATTTTAATACTCTTAACAGAATTAAGTCTAATTACTTTGATAGATTAAAGAAGTATGAGGTGCACATGCTTCTAGGCAATCATTGCACATACTATAAGAATACAAATAAAATTAATTCTCCAGAATTATTACTAGAAAATTATACTAACATAAAAATCTATACTGAACCAGAGACTATCTTTGTTGGTGGTAAAGAATTTTTGATGATGCCTTGGATAAACTCAGAGAACAAAGAAGAGTGTACGAAGTTGATAAAAAAAGGTGGAGATATAATGTGTGGGCATTTGGAAGTTCATGGTTTTGAAGTTACACCTGGTATGAGACATGATGGAGGTTTTAAAGTATCTGATTTTAAAAACTTCAAACGTGTATGGTCTGGTCACTTTCATATGAAATCAAAACATGGAAATGTTCAATACCTAGGTAACCCTTATCAGATGTTTTGGAATGATTACAAATCTTCTCGTGGATTTCACATATATGATACTGAAACTGACAGACTTAGATTTTATAAGAACCCGTTTGAAATCTTTGAAAAGATCTTTTATGATGACAGATCCACAGACTACAACAAATCAGATGTGTCTAATTATAAAGACAAGTTCATCAAACTCATTGTTGAAGAAAAACGAGACTACCAAATGTTTGAAACATTGGTTGATCGTCTTTACAACGTAGGTGCCCATGACGTTAAGATCGTAGAGGTTTTGGTTGATGCAGATGACATAGATGATGTAAACCTTGAAACTAAAGATACAATGACACTTCTCAACGAATATATTGATGAGGTGGATATTGCTGTAGACAAATCTTCACTTAAGAATGTCATGAGATCCCTATATATTGAAAGCTGTAACATCACTTAATGTTCGTACTCACCTTAGAAGACTTACCAGACGGTGTATATTCCGTTTATGATGAGGAAGATAAAAAGGTTATACCTATCTTCCAGTTAAAGGATGATGCTGACAGATATTTACTACAACTCCAAGAAAATGTGACATATCCTAAAATGGAGGTTGTGGAAATGGAAGATCATGTTATAATAGATGCATGTCAACAAAGAGGGCAACCATTC